GATGCATTAGAAAACTATAAGTATCTCTTAGATAAGAACTGGGTTGGTCCTATATGGGCTGATGAAGTGATAGTATATTGTGGTGGTAAAGATAACTTTAGATATAAGCTATGTCCACAATACAAAGCAAATAGAAAAGAACCACCTAAAGATGCTAAGCTATTCAGACCACTTATGGATCGTATTGTAGAGAAAGAGCTTGCAATACCAGCTGATGGTATGGAAGCGGATGATATGGTACGTATAAAGTCTATAGAACTACTTGAAAAGAAAGAAGATTTCTGTGTGGTACATATAGATAAAGACCTTGACTGTATTGTCGGTGATCATTACAATCCACGCAGAGAACAGTTCTATAAGATAGATGAGGACAGTGCTGACTTACATTACTGGACTCAGATGCTTAAAGGTGATCCAACAGATAATCTTCCTGGATTACCTAAAGTAGGTCCAAAGACTGCTGAGAAGATGCTTAAGGGTATACCAATGAATAGACGTAAAGCTAGAGTACTAGCTGCTTATAGAGCTAAGTTTGGTATAGTAAACTGGAAAGAGAAGTTGATGGAGACAGCTAATGGTATACACATACTGAGAACTCCAGATGACTTCTTTAAAATATAGAAAGGAAATGTTATGTCTAATATAACAGACCACCAGAGATACGAAGACGTAATCATTACAGAGGTAACTAAAGTAGATAGTAAAGGTTGGGTTGGAATAAAGACAGAAGAACATGGTGAAATAAGATGTAAGTCTAACTTAAGGACTAAGCTAGGCTTAAAGAAAGAATGGGAAGGTGACCTGACAGTATGGGTTAATCCTAGTAATAGTACAGTGTGTGTAGCCTTTGATCAGAAAGCTTGGAGAGCTACAGGTGATGATGCCAAACCCAATGGTCAATGGGAAGTCACATTCAATAATAATCCATATGAAGCAGAAGGCTTTGTATATCTTATCATTGAGAAAAGCACTGGTAAAAGATACATAGGTAAGAAGTCTTATTGGAACTATAGTAAAGGTAAACGAGTAAGACAATCTAATTGGAAGACTTATGCTTCATCTAGCTCAGAGATAGCTAGTAAAGTAGCTGATAACAAAGATGATTATCAGTTTATAATGTTACATGAAGCACCAGATAAGTCTGCTTTAAATTATTTAGAAATAAAATCACAGATTGAACATGAAGTTCTCACTGCAGTAGATAAAGATGGTGAGAAAGTCTTTTATAATAAGACACTTGGTAGTGAGAAATGGATGTTAACTAAATCATTTATAGAGGAATACAATGAACGCAACACAACAGAAAAGACCTGAGAAAGCTTGGGATGAATTATTTGGTAACAAAAGAGGTGATCGACAAGCAAGATCAATGAGAGCAAGACGTAAACGAAAGGAAAACCGTTATGCTAAAGAGAAAAGAATATTCGGAAAGTAAAGAGATAGGCAAAACTAGTTGTGAGGACTGTGGTAGCTCAGATGGTTTTGCTTTATATGATGACAATCACGGTTACTGTTTTGTATGTGGAGTTCATGTACAAAACGTAGATAATAGAAAGGAAATTAAAATGACTAACATGTCTAACGTAGTAATAGATATGAATAAGTTTAAAGATACTCTTGGTGATCATAGAGGTTGTCAAGAAAGAGGTATCACTAAAGCCATAGCAGAACACTTTGATGTTCGTGTTATGTACAATGATAAGAGAGAAATAGAAGCATATTGCTATCCATATTATGACTCTAGTAATAACCTAGCTGCATATAAGATACGTACTATGCCAAAACAATTTAAGACAGTAGGAGAATTTAAAGATGTCCAGCCTTTTGGTAGCCAAAGTTTTGGAAATGGAGGCAAGAGACTTGTCATTACGGAGGGAGAGTTTGATGCGATGGCGGTTGCACAAGCTTCCCTCAACAAATACAAGAAGATCTATCCAGTTATTAGTGTGGCTTCGTCAACTAACCTCAAGAGTTTACTGCTCAATCGTACATGGATTAGATCGTTTGAAGAAGTAGTCTTATTCTTTGATAATGATGAAGCAGGTAATAAAGCTATAAGAGAAGCTGCTAATATCATTGGTATAGATAAAGTTAAGATAGCCAGTAGTACTGCCAAAGATCCTTGTGAGTTATTCAATCAAGGTGGCTACATGAGAGTCATGGAAGCTATATGGGATGCACAACCTTATAGCCCAGCTGGTATTGTCATGGGTCATGAAGCAATATGGGAACAGTATCTTGAGAGACAGTCAAGAGAAAGCATACCATATCCTGATTGCTTAAGAGGTATTAATGATAAGACTAGAGGTATGAGGTTTGGTGAGATAACCTTATTCACTAGTGGTACTGGTAGTGGTAAAAGTACTGTCATTAAAGAGATAGTGCTAGACTTACTTGCTAAGACTGAAGATAAAATAGGTATGATATCACTTGAAGAGTCTGTTGGTGATACTGCTGAAAAGTTTATTCAGATGCAGTTAAGACAGAACTTACAGGAGTATGATGTACCACTTGAAGAACAAGAGGAAGCATCTCGACAAGTGTTTGGTACAGATAGACTTGTATTATTAGATCATCAAGGCTCTGTAGGTGATGAGTCATTAATAGATAAGATAGAGTACATGGCTTTGATGGGCTGTAAGTATTTATTCTTAGACCATATTACTATTGCAGTATCTGAGGGTGCTGAAGGTTATACTGGTAATGAAGCCATAGATAAAGTCATGTCTGATTTACTTAAGGTAACTAAGAAGCATAATGTATGGCTTGGTATTATAAGTCATCTACGAAAAGGTTTAGTTGGTAGTAAGAACTTTGAAGAAGGTAAACTACCTAGCCTAGATGATATCAAAGGTTCTGGTTCTATTAAGCAGATATCGTTTGATATAATAGGTTTTAGTCGTAATATGACTGATGAAGATGATAATGTACGTAATACAATTAACTTTACTGTACTTAAATCTAGATTCACAGGTAAGACTGGTCCAGCAGGAGCGGCTAAGTATCATCATAATACATCTCGTCTCACATGGACAGATGGTTTAGACTTTGAGGTACTAGACTAATGGCTTGGATGAATGAATTAGAAAGAATAAAACAAAAAGAAATAGAGTTCCTTAATAATAGAATAAAAAGTCTTACTAAGGAACGTAACATGTACCGTTCACAAGCAATTATGCGAATGAATAAAATAAAGGAGTTAGAAGATGAACATAAGGTACTCAAGAGATCACTCGATAATGGCTCATGAAGATGCAGAACGGATTATTGATAAGCTAAGAGCTAATAAAGTAGTGAGACATTTAGTTGAATGGTCAGAAAGTGAATGTAAAAATTATATAGTGGTGAAGTTCAATGAAGAAACTAAAGAGACAGCTTATTAAGATACAAAACAATATGGCTAAAGGTGGAGGTAAAATACCATCTATAGCTGAAGCTTTAATTATGCTTAGAAAGGCACAAGGAAATGAAACAAAGTGAAATAAGAGAAGCAGTTAAGAATGAAACAACTAAAAACAAGATTGAAAAATATGACAATCTCTACATGGATATTGCTCGTAGAGTATCTGAAATGTCTTATGACACAGACACTCAGGTGGGAGCAGTTATCGTCAAAGATGGTAACATTATTTCGATGGGTTGGAACGGTACTCCTGCAGGCTTCCCTAATCAGTGTAAGGATAGTACAACTGGGAATACACTACCTACTGTTATACATGCTGAAGCTAATGCTATATGTAAGCTGGCTCGTTCTAGCACGAATGGAGAAGGTGCTACCCTCTACACTACGCTATCACCTTGTACAGAGTGTACTAAGCTTATCCTACAGTCTGGTATCAGTAATGTTGTGGTCGGACAAGCATATGAGAAGGATATGGCAGGGTACACTATCTTAAATAATAAAAAGATGATAAAAGTACTTGCAAAGAAGAAGTAAACATGTTATAATATAAGTCCAGAAAAGAAAGAGAGAACTAAATGCAGGACATAAAAGAATATCTTATAAATAAAATAAGAGGTGACGACCTAGGTGTGAAGCCTAGAAGAAACTTACAGCTCATGCGTATGATTGATACGGATGGCGTTGACATGTTAGACTTTTTAATAGATGACATGATATCTTATGCCAGAAAAGTAATTCAACGTTGCTTTAAACGCAATAAAGTTGAAGGTGAGTCAGCAATAACTCAAGCTTCAATGGCAATAGGTAAATATATAATAGAGGGTTGGGATAGTTCTAACGTTAACTTCAGAGATCATGTACGAGTTGGTGATCTTATCATAGAAGGTTTCGTTATGTGTGGCTATCTAACTATTTCAGTAGGACATATGAAGAGTCGTAAGCCAGTGACCATACATGCCACTGAAAAGTGGGGTGAAATGGAAGTTGTGGCTGGTAAAACGACTTGTATAAGTGCTACACCAATCCCACCTATAAAAGGTTTATTTCAAAATAACGGTAGACCAGTTATAAAGACTTGGGATAGGTCTAAAGAGCATAAGTTCTTTAAGTATCTTGATAAGCCATTTGTAAAGGCTATTGATAAGTTACAAGCAACTAGGTTTGTAGTCAATAGTGATGTGCACAAGGCTATACTAGAGAACTGGGA